TTTCTTTCTTCTTTTTCTCTTTGGCTTCAAAGTAAGGGTCAAGGACTTGGTTCTTTTTCATATACTCAATATATTGGTTAGTACCTTCGCTATCTTCACCTGCTTCCATGAACGCATCAACATCCATCTCAGCAATTAGTTTCTGCTTCACATAAGTTTGTTTCTTTTCTTTTTTAATTCTTCGTAAAAAAGCATAGAAAATAATTTGCGTAAAGTATGAAAATGGATTACCAGATTTATCAGGGTCGAAGTTATGTATGTATTGAATACAGTTTTCAACACCATCCAGTATCATATCATCCCGATAGGTATAGTTGATGAAGTTAGGTTTGTAAGAAAGGTGTGTACCAATCTTCAATAAGCATTCACCAATATACTCTGGGATTCTAGGTTTATCTTGTTTCTTTTTGCTCGCCTTAGCACAAGCATCTTTATAATCTTTTAGTGCTTGTAGAAACTGTTTATTATCAACATAATGTTGGGGCTTCTTTTTTGAGACTGCCATGTAGTCCTCCTATCAAAACATAATTCTATATAAAACATTCTTAAAAGGCAACTATTATTTTTTTTCATTTAATGCTTGCTTTTTAAGAAACTGAAGAGTAGATTACAGGGTGTTCCAGGGATGATAACGAGACTGTTAGAATCCAACTGATTCTCCACATCCACAACTTCCAGTAGCATTCGGATTTATAATCTCGATATGCGATCCTGCGAAATCTTCTTTATAATCAATCTCAGATCCCATAACATATAACTCTGCTAATTTATCCACTATAATCGTATCTTCAATAAGGGTGCCATCGGCGACTTCGTTTGTTTCTTCCCACTTATAAGTAAACCCAGCACAACCTCCACCATCGAGGGCAAGTCGTGCGTACTTATTCCCACTCGCTTTGAGTTTGATTTGTATGTATTGTTTAGCTTTTGGAGTTATGCTTATCAATGGATTGTTTTCTTTGATTTGCCGATGTTGCCTAGAAGATAATCAAGCACTTCTGCTGTATCCTCTAGTCTGTCTTCGCCCAAGATCTCTTCACTGCGTTGTCTCATAGTTTCGGCAGTTTTGCGTAATACATCTTGAGTTTCAGATAATCTTTTCTTTGGTACTGGTACATCGATGAGTTTTTCATACTCTTCGACTAATTCTATATAAAATGGAACTGAAAAATTATGAAGGACTTTAGTAAACATAATATCTTCTTTTTTAAATGTGAAGTTCCTATCTTCTGCGAAACCACAGAATGGTGCAGCAGCAGTGACATCTACTACCATATCTTGCCTTCTTTCATGAATAGTTTTTAATTCAAAGGGATATTGTACAGATATAGTTTCAGGTGCGTCTGCTCTGATAGTAGCCACTAGAGTTTCCCCTGTGGTTAGCTTAAGAATAATGAACTCGTCATCTTCCCTAATTAATTTTTGATTATCCAACATTTACCTCTACTATTTTGTAGTTAAATTTTTCTTCACTGTATATAGAGAGTCTTTCACTGAAATGTTTTAAAGTATGATTTTTCCAAGATTTCCAAGAAAGGTCATCAGCTATATCATACAAATTACAAGTTTCTTTACCCTCTTTTAGTCTAAGTCCTCGCCCAATAGATTGTAAGTTTCTTATCTTACTTTTACTTGGCGATGCGAAAATAATATTTTCGATAGATGGTATATTAATGCCAGTCGAGAATGTACCAAAAGAAGCAACTATGATATTGTTGTTTGTATCACCTGCTATTTCTCTGACCTTTTCCCTATCCTTTACGACTGTGTCCCCTGACACAAACCAGATGTCCTTTGAACCATCTACCTTTTTATTTAGGTTTTCATATAAAGGAATCCCATGCTTTTGAACGAACTGATATAAGACTAAGGTGTTTCCTTTTAAATCTGCAGCCAAGTTTACTATAAATTTATTTCTATAATCATTAGTCACTAAGAAGTCCATCTCGTCGGCATACTTATTATTTTTTCTACCTTGTCTATCTAAGTCATCATATTTTAATAGTAAGCAAGTAATATCTAAATCGGCAACCTTTTTCTCTTCCATTAATTTTTTAGTTGTAGTGACAGCAAAGACTGGTCCAAACACACCCTCTAGTACTAGCTTATGAACTTTCTTTCCATCAATCGTACCAGTCGTGCCTATCCTGTAATTACAATTAATTAATTTATCCATACAAGTCGTCAAAGATCTAGCTTTAAACTGATGTGCTTCGTCACCAAAACATACATCAAACTGAGCGAACCATGCTTTGGGTTGTTTATATACTGACTGCCAAGTGGTAATTAATACTTGCTTAGATATATCTTTAGTAAATCCTGAGTATAATTTTTGTACACTATCCTCTACATTCCATCCATTTATAGTGGAATAATCTTCAAAGTCTTTATATAACTGTTCAACTAAGGATGTTGTTGGTACTATGATAATAGCTTTTTTGCCTTGATTTAATAGATATCTAAGTGTAGAATATATAATTAGACTTTTTCCAGACGCTGTAGGACTCACCAAGAGCGTTCTTTCATCATTAATGGCTTTATGTATAGCTTCAACTTGATATTCTCTGGAGCTCAATTTTTGCCCCTTGGATGCTAATTTTAAGGAATTTACCCAGTTTTCGACCTCTTCAAAGGGTATTTTTCGGTCTATTACTACTAAATCCTTACATTCTATCTCATAACCTCGCTCAACAGCGAATCTTTCTACATATCGGTATAATCCAAGATATAATGTATGTCGTATTCTATCATATTGGCGGATTTTACCATCCCACATACGACTTCGGTACTGTGGAGTGAACTGAGCACCTGGAACTGAATAGGTAAAGTAATCGCAGAGCTCCTGTTCAACTGCAGGCTCTGAAAAACAGCGAATATGTATATTACTCGCTTTCTCTATCGTTATTTTAGGCACCAGATATAAATTTTTTCCACTCTATTGAGTTTTTAATGTCCCAACCTCTACTTGAGATTGATTTCATGATACTTTCGGTAGCATATACCATATCTTCAAGATAAGATATGCGTACAGTTTGGTCTATCAGCTCTTTATCGCCATGTAATAGGTCGTCTTGAGCTGATTTTATAGGTTTTATGCCTTGATATTGCTCCCAACCCAGTTCTACTAACTCGTCTCGACCCAACTCACCATTATAATATCGTATTTTTAATCTGCGAAGTGCATGAAACTCTGCTCTTTGTTTAGTAAGTTTCATTTTAAACTCCATCAGGAACTTTAAATACTTTTGGTGTAGGTTTGGGATGCGTACTGCTTCTTTATCTAAGTGGTCGTCATCGACTATCGAGTCCTTTGACCATTCGTCTTGTAATTGTTGTAAATTCATATAAATTATACTCCTAACAACTTAATCTTAGTTGATTTATTCTTAAAAGTAAAGGTCTATTGGCAGTAGTAATAGGTATATTTAAAGGTTGCACGAGTAGAAACCATCATAACATCTTGCATCTTAGCTTCAAACTGAATCGGCTCTAGTGCTGTAGGAAAACAATCAACAAATGTGAATGTTTTTACAGGTTGGTTTTGTCCAGATAATACCTGAAGTGTAGCATCTGAGAAGTTTTGTGATATTTCGGAAATCTTCGCTCTTTCCTCAGAGGTAAGGTATGACAAATATTGCTCATGATTTATTGGGAACCCAAGTCCAATCATCCAGTCATGTATTGCTTTCCAGTTTGTCATGTTAGCATCTACTTGAAACTCGACTACAAGTTCTTGGTATGTGAGTATTTCTCCAGGAATAGGGTTAGCCACTAAAGGTGTTTGTTGCATAAACTCGCCCAAAGTAAGTCCTGGCAATCCAACTGATTGTACAAAGAATGTAGTATCTGGTAATCTGGCTACATCAAAAGTAAAGCCATTAGGATTTAATGGGGATATATCGGTAGGGAATTTATTAGAATATGCAGTCAATTAACTTTCCTCTTTTGTAGTAATTTTAGGTGAGCCAAATGAGATGCCCACATATTTTTAAATTGTTTATTCTGTGCCCGATCTAGAACTCTTTGTAGTTTAGCAATTCTTTTAGCTAGTAGTTCTTCTGGTGCCATTTTCTCTTTGTTCGATTTTCTTTTTAAGATCCTTTTTATCTTTCCACATTTGCTTCAATCGTGGGTCAGATGTTTTATCTATAATCTTATCAAGATTTTCTATATCGTTTAATAAACTTTTATTCATAACAGTATCCCGAGAGCAAGTAAACCAACAGCAAGTCCTAGCAAAAATGCCATGAAAATGAGTTGGTAATAATCTATCTCGAACTTGACTTGAAACCAGTCAATCGCTTGTTCGTATATTTCAATCAACTTAGACATAATATCCTCGATATTACTATTTAGGTCTTTTGAAATCTATATACCGATATAATATTGGTGGAACCAGATGGCTGCGACTGCGAGAGTAGGAGGAACGATGGCGACTAGGGATGGTAATAATACCATATATAGCATGGGGTTCTCGACCATAAAGTCGACATCGTCCTCGTGAGTTTTTGTAGGTTTTTCTTTAGTATCCAAAATAACTCATTCGCATCGTCACGAATGTGGCAACTGGGAATCCTAAAGGAAGAGCAATGTATGCTAGAAATTCGGCAAATGCTTTGGTTTTTCGCACCATGCTCTTCGTTAATTTAATAACTGTGGACATGGTTTTTCCTATTAAGTGTTTACATTTAGTTATAAAAAAATAAATTTTTATAACCACCGAAATTATTTAGTAAAAAAAGAAGGGCAAGTTGGTTATAAGAATATAATACTTGCCCTCCAATTAAAGTTAGTGTGCTATGCCACGATACTGTAAACCAGTAGCGACTTTTACACTCTCTTTAGATATGGCACCATGTTTAATCCCTCTGTAAATACCACCTTTTTTGGACAATTTATTATCCTTGGCGACATTTTCATCAGTGACTTTGATACCTCTGTAGAAAGTAGTCATCGTTTCCTCCAGATTGTAATAGGTTGATCTTTGAATAAAACTGCGCAATTCTATTCACCTATTGCGTTCCTTCGGTAGATTGTCGGTCTCGTTCCCTTTCGGTACTAGCTTACCTCACTTGCGTGAGAGGTTTTCCTATTCTACTTACTTCCGTCCACTGCTACATTTAGAGTGAATGAACGATATAATTATTTAGTCAAAAAAAAGGGGAGCCGAAGCTCCCCTTTTCAGGATTGTACCTTAAAAGGTTAAGATTACATTAGGTTTGTAACTTTAACTCTTCTGTAGTAGTAGTTTTCGTCAGCTACTAGATCGCCAGAACCATCCAATTGGATAAACGGATTAGCTGTGAAGCCATATCTTGTTTTGAAACCAATTTTTGGTTGGAAAGTTGAAGGATCTACTGCTCTAACTAATTGTAGAGGTACATATGGGCAGTAAAATAATCCTGCGTCAAATGCACTTGTACCTTTATATCCAACTACAAAGTACTGACTAGCAGCACCATTTGCTGAATAAGGATCTACATACACTTTGTAGCGTCCATTAAGAACACCAGCAAAAGTTGTAGAAGCTTCATCTACATTTAGGTTAGTTGATAGAGCTGGAGCGTAATCTAATACACCAGCCATTGCTAAAGCACTAGCAACATCTGAAGAACAGATGATGAAGTTAGCTTTACCTCTACGAGTTTGCTGAGCAACCGCATTAGCTTCTCTTTCGATTTGGAAGAGTAAACCTTTGAATTTTTCAACAGACCATCTACCAGATGCATCAACATCTAGGTCGAAAGTTCCCGCAGTAGCTGTTCCAGTTTGAGCTCCTGGCTTAGCAGTTTTGTACACAGTTCTGATAACTTCTCTGTTAATTTCTGAAAGAATTTCAGTAGAGAGGATATTAGAAAGTTCGCCCTCAGCGTCAAGACCATGAACTGATTTCAAGTCTTGTGCTAGTTCGATAGTGTACTCAGCTTTCAGTGCTCTAGACTTAGCAGTCACTGAAGTTTTCTCGATTGAGAAAGCCATTTCTTGGAATGTGCTTCCGTCACCAAGTACCTCAGCAGCACCAGTAGTCATACCAGTACCAGTAGTGTAAGTGCCATCAACAGGATTAGATCCTGCGTGAGTACCTGCACCAGAAAAGTCTGAGTCAGCTTCGTTAAATAATGCCTCAGTACCACCTTGAGTGCTGTATCTTGCTTTCATAGCAAAGATAAGACCAGTAGGCTGAGTCATAGGTTGTACACCACAAATATCGTAAGCGATCATTTGCGGAGCAGATCTTCGTACTAAAGAAATTAGTACTGGATCAAATTTAGCCACACCACCTGTGTCAGGAAGAGCTGCAGCATCATTGACATGAACAGCTTCGAACATCGCTTGCTTTTCTTCTTTGATCGCCTTTTCTTGGTTCTCTAGAAGGACAGCAGTGACTTCTTTTCTGTAATTCTCTTTGATGGGAGCAACACCTTCGTGTTCCAGAATAGGTGACCATTTTTCCATTAATGATTTTCTATCCATTTTTATATCTCCTTAAAGTTGATAGATTAATTATTTTTGTTGCTTCTGTCAAGCATGTCAGCATAAGCAGAAATTTTAGGGTCTGAAATAGACTTCTTAGTTTCTTCTTCTAACTGTACTGGCTCATCAGTAACAACAGTTTCTACATTTGTTTTGCTTGGTTTAGAAGCAAAGTAAGATTCTCTGATAGTGCTGACTTTTTTCTCAAAAGATTCTTTGTCTTCAAAACTGAGATCCTCAGTTAATCCAGCAAATTTTTCTTTATCAGTTTCAGCCATACCATCGGATGCTTTAGAAAGGACTTCGTCCTTCTCCATAGCTTTTACACTCTTGTTAAGTTCGACATTAGCTTCAAGTTGCTCATTGAGCTTCTTCTCTAATTCTTCGACCTTTTCTTGAGCGTCTCCAAGTAAGTCAAATCTGTCTTCAGGAACATCAACATAATGTTCAGCGAACAGATTTTTCATACCATTAATGAAGCCATCTAAAATCTCCGACTTCATACCAGATTCGAGAGCGATTTCATTTTCACTTATCCACTGCTCAACTACATAGCTGAGATATCCATCAACTTTTTCAACTAGACTCTCTTTAGCTTCGTCTATTGCAACAGCATTAGACTCAGATAATTCTTTTTTAAACTTAGCGACTTCGCTTTTAACACGAGATACAACTACAGTTTCGAATATAGTAGTAGCTTTTTCTTTGAACTCTTCAGAAAGTTCTTCGCCATTTAATAATGCTTCAACATCTTCTGAAACATCTACTGCGATTTCATCTTCTTCAGCTTCTTCTGCTACAACTTCTTCGTCAGACTCAGATTCTTCTTTTTTCATATCTTTCATCTTCTCTTTCTTTTTAGAAGATGTCATATATGATTCGTCTTTTTCTTTATCTTTAGACTTTTCATCATCGTCATCATCGTCGTCGTCGTCGTCATCGTCGTCGCCATCTTTTTTCTTTTTCTTTTCGATAGCTTTCTTCAAAGCAGGTGGTAATTCACCCTCTTCGATTTCTTCTACCTCTTCCTCAGCTGGTGCTTCTTCTTCAGCCACTACTTCTTCAGCAGGTGCTTCAGCTTCAGCTTCATCGCTAGATTTTTTCCAGCCTTCAGACTCCTCAAGAGTATCGATTTGCTCTTCAGCTTTCTTACTCTCACCAAGGAGTTCTGCGATTTTTTGTTCTATACTTGACATGTTTGTCTCCTTAAAGTATGGGTTATTGTATTTTCTTTAAAAACTTCGCAAATGCGAAAAGTTTTGCTTCTTCGAGTTGAGATCTTGTTGCCTTAGTTATTGAACTCTTTATAGCATCAATATCTTGCTCGACAAACTTCCCATCAACGAACATCCATTCCTTGCCCTCCATAACACCTCGTACAAATGCATCTGGTGCCGACGGATCTGCAACTATATCAGCAGCAGTGGCAAGCATAAAATCCTTTTGGACTTCTGAAGTTCCGTCTTTGGTAGTTTTCAATGAACCCATCCCTCTAGAAGATACACCTAGACTTGCTCCTTCGTCAATCAACGATTTAACAATCTTACCATAAGGTGTATCCATTATCTTAGCTTTTCCGATAAAGTTTTTATCTTCTAGCTTCAAATCCTTAATCATGTGCGATACTCTATCTAAATTGATAGTTGGAGAATCAGGGTGTCCTAACTCACCATACGCACGATTTTTCTTGACATTTTCTTTAACATATCTTTTAACTTCTTTGTCAAGAATCTCTGTAGGGTATAATCTTCCATTCCTGTTTTTAATATCAGCTTGGAGGAATACTCCCTCAATGTTGTAATTCTTCTTACCAGTTTCTTTATCTTCTTCGATAAGGTAGTTTACAACTTCTGTATGTTCTTTAATTAATTTCATATTAGCTTCCTACCGCATCTTGGTCATCGTAAGCTCCAAACTCAGGAGTTTCTACTGGGTCATTAAATCCACCCATTTTAGAAAGATGAAGAAGTATCATACCTTTGCCACCAAATGTGACAACAATATCTTGGTTGCCTTCATCCTGTATCGATGTTTCAATTTTCGGTGCTCCTGGATGAACAGTAGCCACGAGGACAGAGTTTCTTACAACAGTAATATCTTTTGCAGCTTCACAGCTGTACTCGATTTTCTGTATGGCAACTTTAAGAGCAGAAGTAGTAATCGTTTCGTTTGTTAATTTTAAGTCTGCGTCGATATCAATAGTGACATTCTCATTAGTACCAGTCGCAGTGACTCTGACGATAGCTTTACGATTATCTTTTGCCAGAACTGTTTTCGTTATTGCCATTTAGTACACTCCTTTTAAAACTTCGATAAAGTTGTTTTTATTCTCCGACATATGAGAAACAATCTCATCCTTGTCTTTCAGTAAACTATTTAGTAAAATTTGGTTTTCCTCGCTAATTGCGATCTTCGTACCATCTTTTAATACATAATCTAGTTTATTTCTTAATTCTTTTGCTTGTCCAACCTTAATCTCAGTTATGATTGGGTCAACATTAAAGTCAGTTGACGATGCTTTTTGAATATATGACTCAACCAACTCATCAGTAATATTATCATCTGAGTGTTTCGCTATATATTCAGCAACTCTTTCTTCAGGTAGAAGAACATCAATACTATCTACTAGCTGTTGTTCTCGCTCCTCAGTCGAAGTAATCGTATGAGTATAGATATCTTTAAACTTCTTCGACATTCTCAGCTGGTTCCTCTACTGGTTCAGCTGGTACTTCAGGTTGTTCTGGTTCACCAGCAATCTCATCCTGTTCTTCTGGAGTTTTAAACATAGTTGAAGCCATTTCTTTCTTCATCGTGTCTAATTTATCTCCAACTTTCGCAGACATTACACCTTGGAAAGTACTTTCTATTCCTTCAGCATCACCTGACTGAATAGCATCTATTAATTCTTTAGTTCCCATCTTCTTCTCCTTCATTATCATCAGCTGGTTCAGACTGCATACTATCCATATCAGGGACTTCCCCACCTTGGTCAGTATCCTGTTCCTGTTCAGCTTTTTCTGCTTCAATCTGGTCGTCGATATCTTTCATCTCTTCTTCAGATTGCATTAAAATATTTCTTCTTGCCCACTCTAATGAGTAGAACTTGCCAAGGTATGGTTCAATCTGCCCTAGCATACCAACTCGTTGTTGTAGCAACTCGTTATTCTTTAATTCAGTAAAGTGATTATCTTGTAGAAAATCGATTCTTATATGATGTCTGCTTTCTTCAAAATCTTCTTCAGTCATTACTCCCTTAGCAATTAACTGAACTCTAAGAATATCAATCAGTACCTGACTAAATTTTCTTTGAACTCTCTGAACAAATTTGTTAAACTTTAATTCGTCTCTAGTAATTTCAGAAGCACGACCTAAAGTAAATCCAGTCTCACCTTGTAATCTTGACATAGGCACATTAAGTGACTGGTAAAGTTTCCTTTGGAAATATTGTATGTCTGCTATATCTCCAAGGTTTTGCCCTCCAGGAAGTGTAGTAATTTCTGTACCACGACCACCCTCT